GACTCGTTTTCTACAAAGCCGAAACCAAAACAAAAATCAGCAACCAAGTCTCACCTTTCGCAAAAAACCTCCTAACCTCAGGATACGTCATATCACTCTTCACACTTACGAATAATATAACTACAATCGCTAGAGTAGCCTGAGCACCTAATCGGAAAATCTATTGCCACGGTATACGCTAGCATAATTTTTACAACCATCGCTGCTACGGTCATTTTTGGAGGAAAAAATTTTGGGGGGAGCTTTTGCCTTAGTTTGTATCGATGATGCATATTTGGATGCTAAAGCTTTGAGTGTCATCTTGCTTTTGGTTTAGTTAGGGGTTTGTGCCGCCGATGTTTATGTTGACGCTGAAGCTTGTGATGTCAACTGTGCTTGAGGATACGGTTAGCGTTAGGATTGCGGCTACTGATGCTCCGGGCTGGAGGTCTGTGCTTTGCTGATTCCACGTTATGGTTATTGGCCCATTCGCACTTGTTGGGTTCCAGCTGCTTGTCGTCATGTTCAGTGTTAGTGAGAGGCCGGTGCTGGTGTTTTTGACGTAGATTGTTTGAGTGGTGGTTCCTCCTATGGTTAAGGTTCCCCAGTTTATGGAACTCAGGGAAGTGGTGCATCCGCTGTTAGAGTACACGCCTAAACCTGCTGACGTAGTAAGTGTACCGGCGGAAGACATGGTTGTTGATGTGGTGATGGCTGCAAAAGAGATAAGTGTTAAGGCTATTCCGATTGTGATTAATGCTACTACTGCGGTTGTTATTGAGATTTTTCGTTTTTCCATGAGATTTGCCCCGCAAAACCTTGTGTAGTAAGTCTTAATAAACATTATTGTGCACTTGAACAACACAGATACTGAACAACACAAACGCAAATCCAGTAATTCAATCCCAAAAACACAAAACGCACACTATTCATACTGAGGATTCGGAGGTTTTCTTGCTAACTTTTCTTGTAAGAAGAGAAAAAATTGTATTAGTTGAGTTTTTGGGGCGTGGAAAACATAAAATACTATACTATTTTTTAATTCTTTAGATAACATCTGTAGCCCTTTGTTAAATCGATAACAGCTCTAATTTTTTGTTCAGGTTGTTTTAGGTTGCTTTTTTGAAGCAAAGCTTAAATTGTTTGCTGGCTGCGTACAAGAAAGCACACAAAAGTACAAGGAAGTACGAGGAAGTACAAGGAAGTACGAGGAAGTATTTTCGCGTCTCCCTCAGTGTACTAAAAAGGAGAAAATGTTTAGGTTGCCGTTAACTCAAAGAGTTAGTTTCAAAACGGTGTTGCAGAAGCAGAGTCGCCTGCAGGTTCCTAAGCTGGTACGATGGGAGTATAAGCTGGAGTCGTTTGAGGTCTTAAAAGTCACCGTGACCATTGTCGGTTTGTTAGGCGTTAGAGAGAGTTTTTTAGCCAAGATGCAAAAAAGTGGGCGGATACGTATCCCAGATTTGACAATGGCTTTGTTGAAGCGGGATCAGCCAAGCCTTGAAGGGTACGTTATGGAAGTTACCCTTGAACCAGCATAACAATAGAATCAATAAACGATAAACATCAAGCTTTTGACGGAAAAAGTTCACCCGCACCTTGCGTTGGGATTTGCAACTGCTCTCGGACTTGCTATTTTGATTTTTCCTTTCGTCTGCTTTTTTAACAATCCGCAGCAGTGCTTATTACATTGTAAACATATATGATTCATAAGCGATAGGGAGGATGCTGAAGTATGGGGATAGAGGAAAAACGCAAAGACGAATATACAACGATTCGACTTCCAAAAGAACTTATGGATGAAGTAAGAAAGTTGGTAGGCGTCCGGGGCTTCAGAAGTTCATCGGAAGTCGTTAAACAAGCCCTGCGGGAATACTTAGATGAATGTTACCGAAGAGGCATCATTCAATAGAAAGAAAAATTTTTGGTATTGGCCTTTTAGCAGAAATATTTTACTTTTACTCACCCCTCCACTGCTGTGGAGTGTAGTTTGTTCACTTACCTTTTAAACGGTTTAGACGATATGCAGGAGCCCAAGTGAATGCGTATGAAAAAAACAGTAGTAATAGCCACAGAGGAAGACCTTTTGGTGGATTTGACTTTTCATAATCTGCCTGCTTCGCTCCTTGCCGAGTTTGCACAAAAAATCGTCAGACCTTACTTCAATGGCAACTTGAACGTTGCCGTCCAAGACTTAATCCGCAAAGCACTCATTGAACAAGACTTCGTCCTTTCTCACATTACGCATGTTAGGAATTCTGTGGCCAACAAAGAAAAAGGCGGAAATTGAAAACAAGCTAAACGAAGTATTCTGGCAAAAAAGTGAGGTGAACAGCTTGGTTAAGCTGAAACTCGAAAAGGTAGTGACCGATAATCCAGCAGAGGGAAAATACCCTGAAATAGTTCGCACCCGCTTTGGCGGTTACCGGCTGCTGTTCCCAAAGCAACTAACTCAAGAGCTTAAGCTCTATGTGGGTAAAGACTTTGACATGGATATTGTGAAAGACGGCGAAGCTCTAAGAGTGATTCTTACTTATTACAAACATGCCAAACCTAAAAGCAGAGTCGTATCAAGTCTTCTCCGCAAACTAAACAACCTCAGAATAATATTTCAAAGGGTATGATAAGGCGAATCGTGCCATGGTGAAAATTCAACGCCGAAAATGCAAGAAACCCTACCTTCATGGCAAGCGCATATATGAGTATGAACGCGACCTTCTAGAGCTTCCAAGTAGGTTTCGGCCAACAGTTCGCCCCTTTTTTGATAACGACTTTCAGGTAAACGTCATATCGCAAGATGGCTCGCTTAGAATAATTTATTCAACTCTAAAAACTAAGGCAGCCCACTCTTTGCCAGGTTAATAGTATGAACAAACTTCTCGCGCAAAAATCACATCCTAACTCGCTTCTTCATTTTCATTTAGAAAATGTGATGGGAAAAACATTTACGCATGCCGAAATCTATCCCTGTAAAATTGGCTGAAAACCAAGCTAAAGCCCTAACTACTTCCCAATTTTACATGTAACTAGCAATTTTAGTATATAAAGGCGGCTTTTCAAATTTTGCCCAAGGCATTTCTGCATGCAGAAACGTTTTGCCTGAGACAAAACTGCTGAAAAAGCATGGATTAATGTGATAAGCAGTTCCAGCCCCTTCTTTCTTCCTTCCAAAGCTTGAGGGAGAGCAGAAAACTTTGGCGCGGAAGAAGGGCAAAGGCACAAGGCTTGAAGTGTTTAGTGGTAAACAGGAGAGCCTAAACCGAGTTATATGCCAGGTTCTTGAATGGAAGAGTCCTCTCATCGTTTACGATGTTTGGCGCCAACTCAAAGCAATCAAAGGTTTCAGGTACATCGATTCTAAGACGGCTTATAGGCGTATGGAAGCATTAGACCAAGAGGGCTGGATCGATCAGAAAGGAACAAGACAGGGAAAAAGAGGCGGGGATAAAATACTCTACGAGTTGACACTCAAAGGAAAAGCAGCTCTTCGGCTAGATGAAAAAAGCTTAGAAGAATTTCTACGCACAGCCACGGACGAGCAACTACTCAAGTTCATCGACTCATTTTCATAGCTCAGGATATAGCAAATACTTTAAGTTCAAATTCAGATCATTCTCATATATTAATTTAATGCCTCTGCCGATCAGGTTTGCAACCGTTTCCAAATTCCGTTGGAAAGCCTATTCATCAAGCTTACACCTGATTAACCACTCTTTGATCTCTGGGAGACAGCAAAATTTAGATTTGGGGGATATGTCCGATTTTGGACACTTGGCTTTGCAAGCCTCAAAAAGCCAAGTTGGCTTTTCAGTGATAGATGCTTTTTATTTTTGGTCTGCAAGACCTTAATGAAACGTAGGCAAGCGCTTTTTGTTAAAGCGCCCTTCACTTTCACCTCGCCGCCTTCGAGTGGCCTTTAGGGGATCTTATGCACAAGAGAAACGCTGAGAAATTACAGTCTGTAAAGATACAGAAAATTATACTTCACAATAGCTTCCACGATAAGAAATTAGCTGAAGTGATTTCTAGAATGACACGTTTAGAGGTGATTGGGCAGTTGAAAGAGCCTATTGAAGTTCATCTTGTGCCAGATGTGGAAAAGGGCGAAGTGTTACTTGATTTGCGAGGAAGGGGCAGTTTGCAACGGGAAAATGATTCTGCACAAAATAGCAGGTTAGGCTGTATTGAGTAATCGCAGAATAAACAAAAAATAAGATGATTATAACTATGAGGCGTAATCCAGGTTCCATTGTTCTAGTTGAAAGGCGTATTTTTGATCTTCGACAAACAGCTAGACAAACGGTTAAGACTAATGTAGATACGCAACTTCTTAGAAATACATGGATTGAGAAACTCGATGATTTGTTTTCTATGGCTACCTCGATGGCAAAGGGTGGCAGTAAACCACAACAAGTTGGCGATAAGCCAGAGATTATAGCTCCTAAAGAGCGGCAGCTGTGGGCTCATGTAGCTGCTCATACAGCGGAAGTTATGGGTAACTTGGCAAGGGGGTTTGATGAGCGGCAGTTTAATGAGGATTTAGCTGAATTGGAACGGTTGGTAGATGAGATCAAAAAGCTTCAAGCTCAAAGAGCTGAGAAAGGAGATCGACCAGCAGAAAGCAAACCTGCCGACAAATGCAGTGAAACAGGTATCGAAAGCGGTAGCGATCTCTGAGGATCCTGTTGTTTTTGCTCGGGATTTCTTTGGCTTTGATGCAAAGGAGTATCAGGCTGGGCTTCTTCGTGACATGAGTAAGCGTATTGTGGTTCGTTGGAGCCGGCAAGCTGGAAAAACCACGTGCATTGCGTTGAGGGCAATCTGGTTTGCATGCATGCACCCGAAGACTTTGACCTTGATTGTGGCTCCTACTCTGCGCCAGAGCATGATTATGGCGGATCGCATTCAAGATTTTCTTGCAGGCTTGCCGAAAGATAAGAGATCGGAGCTTGTTGAGAAGTTTCAGCGCACAATAGTCCGTTTTCGGAATGGCAGCCGCATAGTTGCTTTGCCTAATAGTCCGCAGTTGCTTCGTGGCTATACGGCAGCTCAGGTTATCACTGATGAATCAGGATTCTTCAAGGATGATAGGCTCGTTTTTTATAACGTGCTTTATCCTATGCTGTCAACAACAGATGGTACATTAATCGCAAGCAGCACACCTTGGAGTAAAGATAGCGTTTTCTTCCGTATGTGCCAAGCGCCAGAATTCAGTAAGCATACCATAACATGCGAGGATGTTATCCAGAGTGGTTTGGTTAAGCAGAGTTTTATTGATGAGATGCGAAGTCAGTTGCCGTTTGAGCGTTTTCAGCGAGAGTTCATGTCTGAATTCGTAGAAGACATTGATGCATGGCTAACGCAGAGCCTTATCGTCAGCTGTATTGACAGTCAACTATTGTCTTACGATTTTCAAGCTCAGCCGCAAGGCAATTTTTATATGGGTGTTGATTTTGGCAAGGAACAAGACTTCAGCGTTGTGCTATTGATCGAGAAGCAAAGTTCTATGCTGCGGGTAGTTCATGTCCATCGTTTCCCATTACATTCGGAATACGCTTCAGTTATAGGTTATATCAAGAGCCTGCAAGATCGGTGGAAAGTAATCCGCGCAATATATTCTGACGTCACGGGAGTTGGAAATTACATTGTTGAGGATATGGTTCGTAGTGGGATCCAAGGCGTAACTGGAATAACCTTCACAGTTAAGTCTAAAGAGGAGATGGCGACGATTCTGAGGGAAAAGATGCGCAGTGGCGAAGTAAAGATTCCCTATGTTCCGACAAGAAAGCTGGATGATATTGATCTAACGGCTGAATTGAACATTGAAAAGTTTGAGCTTATGAAGACTGGGCACTTGCGCTTTAGTCATCCTGAAGGTGGCCATGATGACGTGTTTTGGAGTATTGCACTCGGTGTTTATGGTGCTGTCCAGTCACCGTTGCCTGGTAGGGGGGCGGTTATGCTTCCGCATTAATCAAAATTGGAGGCGAGAATAGATGAAATTGTTAGAAAATCAATGTAAGAAATGGAATGATCGATTGGCTGCTTTGCCTGAGTGGATGCAGGAGATTTTCCTTGAGGATCTATCCGATACTATTGAGAATAGATTTGTGGTCTTTGAGGCTCTTGCCAAAAAAGCAAAGTGATGAATGATGAGTTTTACAAGTAGAATACGTAAAGGTTTTGAAGCCGCTCGAAGCAGGTTTTCAGCGCAGAGACCTGTTCCGCCACAAGTGAGCAAGCAGCAGATTAAAGATGAAATCCCCGTAACGTGGGAAAAAGACGCTAACTTGCTGGGTTACGTTAATAAGTATATGCTTAAGAGTTCAGGCGCAGGCTTCGTTGTTCCGCCTTACACCGCCTATTGGGAGCGTCTTTGGGGAGCTGTCCCGATTGAGGATCTGCCGAAGTATAAAGACCTCTACAATTTTACTCCATACATTAAGGCAGCGATCGATTGTACTGTTAACTTGTGTGTAAGTAATGGTTTTGAGTTGGAAGGCGGTGATGAAGCTGTTCGCAAGTGGCTTGCGGATTGGCTTGATGAACAGAACATTCTGGAGACGCTGCGCATAGTCGCAACGGATATGCTGGATTTCGGCAACGCTTTCTTGGAGATTTGCCGAGACGAAACCACTGGCGACGTCGCGTGGCTTAAGCCGCTTGATCCTGTACAAATGCGCGTTAGACGCAACGAGTACGGCGACGTTTTCGGTTATATTCAGTTGTTGACTTTTCCCCCAGTGGTTTTTGAAGCCCAGGACATGGTTCATTTTCGCTGGGGCGCCAAATCGTGGTGGTACGAATTCAGCTATGGCACAAGTCTTCTTAGACCCTTGTTGAAGATTCAAGCTTTGATTAACCAGTTTGAAGATGATATGGCGATTATTGTTCATACTTATTCGAAGCCGATGCTTGTGGTGAAGGCGGGTACTCCTGAGAGGCCTTTCAGTGATACTCAGCTTCAATCGCTTATGGAGGCTTTTCGAGACCGTAGACCTGCGACGGACGTTTTTGTGCGAGGCGACGTGGCCGTTGATGTCGTCCAAAGCATGACTAAGGACGTTAATTTGCAGTGGTGGCTTGATTACCTCTACAAGCAACGTGAAGCTGTCCTGGGAGTCCCAAAAATCTTTATGTCAGAGCCTGAAGGAACAAACAAATCAACAGCTGAAGTCGTCATGCAAGAGTACGTTACACGTCTGCGGATGATGCAGGAAATACTCAGCGATATCCTAGAGACTGATTTATTTAAGCAGCTGATCGAGCATAAGTTTGGAGTCGGCGTTGAGGTCCCTGAAATTAAGTGGAAGCCGATTTGGGATGCATCACTGCAGGATAAGGCTGCTTACTTAGTTAACTTAGTTGAAAATGGCATAGTCACAGTTACTGAAGCGCGTATGCAGCTTGGCTTTCCAGAGCTTCCTGAAGGAATGCAAACGCCGCCGGGCATGCCTGTTCCTGCTAAAAATAAGGAGAAGCAGTTGAAGCCTGAAGATATCGCTAACGCAGTTGTTGAAAAAATTGGGAAGGGTAATTAAAATGCCTGGAATTGATGAAAGTGAAACTGTGTGGAGATATAGAGTTAGAGATCCCTCTGACTTTCAGGTGTTCCGCGTTAAAGAACTCGGCAAAGGCGTTAAGATAACGCTTGGGAAAATCAAGAATTCGCAGCGTTGGGAAATTCAGAATTACATGTTTGAAAAACAGGTCTTTACTACTAAAGAACAGGTTCGTAAGTGGCTGGATCAGCATTTGAAAGGTGAGATTCAGTTACTTTTGGATTTTAAGGCTTGGAACGAATATCGGCGTCGCGTAGTCAATGCCTACGTGAAAATCTCAGAAGTTTCATAGTTATGGTGATTTAAGATGCAGCTTCGTTATTTTGTGCCTTTTAAGGCTCAGGAAGGCGTTTCTGAAGCTTTAGCGCTGAAGGAAAAACTCATAAACATCGAGGGTATCGCTATAGATACCTCGGTTAACGCGAATAAGTGGCAGGTTCCTGAGGAAGATTTAGATGTGCTGTCTCAGTCGTTGCTAGGCGTCCAGTTGCGTATGGACCATGCTGAAAGCGTGTTGATGGTTGTTGGTAAAGTTTCCAAAACAAACCGTGTTGGCAACCAGGTGTTTTTTACTGCTGAAGTCGGCGAAGAGAAGCTTATCGAGAAGATTCTTCGCAGCTACGTTACGCATGTGAGCATCCAAGTTGACAGTGACGATGTTGAATGTAGCATGTGCAAGAAACTGTCGCGCAGCGAAGGCCTCTTAACTCACCTGTGTCCGGGCGCGTGGGAAATCGTTCATAACCCCAAAGTGCGCGAGCTTAGTATTGTTGCAAGCCCGGCATATGAGAATACAGCTTTTAAGCCTGTGGGTTTCGGCGCCGCAATGAACCAGAATCAAAGCAACGCCGAATTGCTTAACGCAAAAAACGTTTTAGCCTCTAAAATTTGGAAAGCCCAAAAAACAGCCTATTTAGCAAATTTAGCGGACTCCATGAATTTACAGTCATTTGTTAAAAGTGATGATGAGGGTTCTAAACGAAAGTTGCAAGAACCTGAAAAGCAAAAATTGAAAGCAAAGGAAGTGAAGCAAATGTCTGAACTTAATGCTCAGAATGATGCTTCTCCACATCAAGCAGCAGGCGTAGTAAATACGGCACAGCCAGAGAAACCAGGCAAAGACGAAAGCTACGAAGACATAATGAGCCAACTTGAAAAGCTTAGCGAAGCAGTAAAGAACTGCAGCGGAAGCGGCAATGAAATGGCTGATTTGAACAAGAAAATTGATGATTTGGCAGGTGAAACAGCGAAAAGGGCTACTAAACGTAGTTTAAGCAAGAAAATCAGCGACTTACAGAAGCAACTGCAGCAACCAGACGACGAAGACAACGAAGACGGCGCGGAAGCTGAAGGAGCTGAAGCGGAAGGCTCAGAGGCTGAAGGCTCAAAAGCTGAAAAGAGCGAAGCATGCAAAAGTGAAGGCTCAAAAGCTGAAGGCAAAGCGCACGGTAAAGGCATCGTTGCAACTGATGAGTTGAACCGTAATGATGTTGGATCTGCGCTTGGCAATTGCGACTGGTACAAAGACTTGCTTAAGGCAGATAAGAAACTGGTAGGAATGCAATAATGTCAGCATCAGCACCTTTTTATGAAGGAACGACTCCGCTCGTTTCAGATCGTTACATCATAACCATGATTGCGGCTTCGGCCATATCGGTTGGCCAAGCCCTTGAATTGGTTCCCGGCAGCAATTGGAATGTTCAAGTTCCGACAACGAATCCGAGCGCACATTTCATAGGTTTTGCGCTTGGCAATGCAGTCATTGGCGCAACCGTTTCAGTCGTATGCAGAGGTGTATGCAGAGCAATAGCAGGCGGAAGCATAGCAGTAGGCGATCAGTTAGTTACAACAAGCAGCGGTCAAGTCATAACTGAATCACCAGCACCCACCGAAACGAGTTATGCTTCAGTAGCTTCAGATATCAACAATGCGCGAAGCATAATCGGCGTAGCAATTACATCAGCCAGCAGCGGCGGAACAGTTTACGTGCTTTTATTCTAAAATGTAAGAGGATTGATTGAATATGGCATTTGTTGAATCGGCATTAACGTGGGTTGACACAGGGGCAGTTGCGTATCCAGCGTTGCACCAGAAAATTATAGAGCTTACAATGCCAGCACTCGTCGTCAAAAAGCTGTTTCCAGAGTTCCCGCTGGTTCAAGGCAGAACCGCAACGTTTGTGAAGCAAAACGGCAGCAGAGCAGCAGCAATCAGCCAAATCTCTGAGGGAGCTGAAAGTGTTAATCGATTAAAAACATCAGCATATCCCGATGGATTTTACGCCGTATACAGAATTTACTGTGACACCGTACAAGAAAGGCTTACGCGAACGCATATCACGTGAAAACATTGAAGACCTCTACATTCCGATAATTGAGGACCAACTTCGACGTGTAGCCCGAAGAATGGCTTTCACTATAGATAGCGATTGCATGACCGTTATTAATAATGCAGCAGGAAACAGTTTCGCAGGCACGGGCGCAAGCTTGGGCTCAACAGGCACCCCATTCACTATCGCAAATACGCTTGGCAGCAAAGACATCTTAGCAGCTAAAGCACTGTTGGAACAAGTAAGCTTAATCGCTGACACGATACTGCTTAACCCAGTAAACGCAAGAGACGTAATGTATCTACCGCAATTTTCACTGTGGGCTCAGTATGGCAACGAAGGCGGACAAGGCGTATCTCCCACTCAAACTGGTAAACTCGGCACGATCTTTGGCATGACAGTCTACGTTAGCATGGTTGTCCCCGCTGGAACCGCATTTGTACTTAGCACTGGAGGTAACTTCAGCGCAGCGTATGCACCATTGGGCTTTTTCGTTAAGGTTGCAGGTTAAGGCAGCCGCGAAGTAAAACGCCCATTGATGACTGACGTTGAAATTAAGAAAGAATTCGATTCCATAGATGTGTCGCTTACTACCCGATACGCACCTGTAATTTTCACGGGAGAATCGTACAACTAAGGTCACGAACTGTTTGGCACCTAATGATTTGATAGTAATTAGAGTTAAAGTGACTTTGGCTTCTCACCAGAAACAGGAAGTGACGTATGGAGAAGCAATAGTAAAAGTAACGGGGTTAGCAACAAGTTAAACTGAAATATCGACTATTCTTTTCATTTTCCATTTTTGTTTAAAAGCAGTTCATATCAGGAAGGAAAAAAATGGGCATCGGCCACAGAAAGCCAAAACATCTTTGCATTAGCCATCAACATCATTGGATGCGTAGCGGCTGGCGTAAGAGTCCAGTTGGTTTAGAAACACCGCTACCGACTGATTTTTGTTATCTCTGCCGCATAACCCGTAAACAGTTAGATGACTGGAAAGTGAAAATGCAAAAATGAGTATTCAAAGCTTCGAAATAATAGGGCAATTTGCCGCCTAAAATAGTTGCGACTTTAGACGGCACAGCTAAAATATTTTTAGGCTATTTAGACTTTGAGTTTTATTTTTTGCCAGGTTGAAAATGCTGGCTCGCTTAAGCATTGTGGCCTGGAGAAGCGAGTAAACATAATTAAAAATTGTGTGAGGTGAAAATATGCAGAATGGAGATAAGATTTTGTCTGTTCTTGGCGCTATAGTTACTATTGCTGGCATGGTTTCTGCGATTTATGGCGGTACCACCACAGGCATAGGCATGATCGCAGGCGGCGTAGGCATGGTGGCTAAAGGCACTGAAGAATACTATAATGGCGACACTACGCAAGGTGTTCAAGACATCGTTGCAGGTGCTCAGGAAGTAAAAGCTGGAGCAGCAAGTGCGAGTACAGCGACTAAAAATTAACGTTGTATTGCCTCATCTTTTAAGTTGAGGCTTAAAATTTATTTAAAATTTAGGAGGAAAAAACAAAATTGAGTCAAACAATAGTTGAAAACGCAGATTGGAAACTGATAAAAAACGCAGACGGCACGTTGCTACTGCAAGATACTGCTATTCAAGTGGAAATTGGATTAACCAAGCAAAAACTACTTAGCCTAAGAGCTATCATAGATGGAGTTGCCAGCAATGTCTAAAACTGCAAACGACCTAGCAAGAAGCATCGATCGCGTCTCAGCAAAAAACGTGACCCGCTTATCTGACCGGTGCACGCATAAGACGCGCTGGACAATTTTCAAGTTCAGTGACGAAGATGGCTTAGTTGAAAAATTGTTAAAGAAAGGCTTATCGCAGGAAGCAATTGCTAACTTGTTTCCGCATAGGGTACTTGGAATTTCACGGTTTATGGGGCATCCTAATGCTAAAGGAAACTTGTGCTTGAACACTGGGATTCAAGGATTCGAGAAGTTAATTGCTGGATTGAGTTCACCGCCTAACGCTTGGAGCAACACGTATGCGTACTTGGGTGTTGGTGATTCTACGACAGCTGCAGCAGCTACGCAGACAGACTTACAGGCATCGACAAACTATACTTATGTTGGTATGCAATCGGGTTATCCGTCGCAGTCTTCGCAGACGTTGTCGTGGCAGGCGTCGTTTGGCAGTTCAAGTGCTAATTATGCTTGGAACGAGTTTGTTGTAACTAATGCTTCGTCTAAAGGTTCAGGTACGTGTATAAATCGTCTTGTGAGCTCGCAGGGTACGAAGACTTCAGGTCAGACGTGGGTTTTAACGATACAGATCACCTGGTCGTAGGAGAACGTGGTCGTTGTTCTCCATTCATTTTCCCGTTTTAGATTTAATGAGCAATTAGAAACTTGGCAGGCGCTAGAGGAAATTAGGAATAGTTTTCCTGTTGTCGACGCTTTTTTGGTTGATGAGCAGGATTATGATAAAGCGTTGGAAGGCGTCTGGGGAAAGGGCGATTTAATCGTTGTGGAACAGGATATCGTCCCGACTGTTGAGATGATTGCGGGTCTGTTTGGCTGTGATAAGCCTTGGTGTATTTACGAGTACGAAATCAGGTATATGGATGATAAGAATCCGCCGTTTTATCCGCAGACAGGTTTAGGTTTAACCAAATTCAGTTGTGAAGCGCAGCAAATTTCTGCGCCTGAAAGATGGGGTAAGGGGCCTTGGTTTAACTTGGACGGCAGGGTCACGGGCGCTCTCATCCAGGCAGGGTATCGGCCACACGTTCACGGTAAAGTGAAGCATAATAGAATTGTAGATTGGACGGGAAAAACGAAATGAGTATTATTGATTCATCAACTGCAAATGTTACAGATTTGGAATCTGTAGCATCGGGCGGCAGTTCTACCACTCAATCGCAATCAGCTTTAGGCGGAACCGTTCAAAATTCAACAGCAGTTCCATGTACTACTTTGATTTTCAATGCTATTTCAGTTACGGAGATAACTGGCGGTTTAGTCGTGAATTTCGTGTGTCCAGTCTGCGGTGCTACTTGGTCGTTAACCATAATGTTTGATGATTACGATGGCAGCGGAACATACGACATGAACGAATTAATCGCCATAACGTATCCAGATCACGATGATTCAAGCGGTAATGATTGCACTTTTAGCAATACAGTTATCAATTTAAACTTGGAAGCGCATTTAGACGGCACTGTCGGCTTTTGCTTTTGTATGCAGGCAAGCCCAATTTCTGACATGCTAAACAAAAACACGGGAGAAGTTATCAGTTACTGGTGGCAAGCAGGAGAAGTTTTTTTAGCCAATGCTTTACGCACCAAGCATATTGCGTTTGCCCCATTTGTGGAGCCAACGTAAACTTAACGCCTTTTTTGCCGTCATGGTCAGAAGCAGTTAATAATGTTAATCAGTCTATTTTAACGATTCCGCAGCATGCTGCCCCAGATTCAACGCAATGCACAAGCATTACTCAATTAGGTTCTTGCGTTGCTGTTTACTCCGATGGTGTAACGGGGATTTGGTGTTATATCGGATTTACACAGCCTAACACGAATTGGTGGCAAAATATATGACGATAACTTTAGTTCAAGGTCCATGTACAGGACAGCTAAGTACAAGCACGTATAATACTGTGCCCGTAACTATGACTTCTACGCCAACCAATGGAAACGTACTTATTATGATGATTTCCATTGATGCCGGCAGCTATAGTAATGTTGATGTTTCAAGCATAACTGAAACTGGTGTAACCTGGAATAAAGTTGTTAATTGCGTGTCCGCTGCTAACTCTGGGATAGAGTGCGAAATTTGGCTGGGTGTAATAGGTTCAAGTGCATCAAAAAACGTCACAGTAAACTTGAATACTACTATTGGTCCAACAAATCAAGGTGAGCCAAACGCTTGTATTTTAGAGTTTTCAGGCGTTGCAACTACAAGCTATACCGATAAAACAGCTACGAATACGGGCGGTACTTCAGGGTCTACAATTTCGACTGGGACAACTGCGACAACTACGATGGCGAGTGAGTTATGGATTGGGGTCTGCGGCGGAGATGGCAATACTGCTTATGAACCAGTAAATACTCCTACTAACAGTTTTACGTTAGCAACTGGTATAGGTGGACCGACTGCTTGCGAGTTTGGAGCACTTTATTATATTGCTTCTGCGGAAGGAGCGGCAAGTACTGGTGTGACTGTTGAAAGCGGCGGGGGTGGCGTTGATGATTGGGAAGGATGCATTGCCACTTTCTTCGCGGCAGCGAGTTCAACCAACATTAACCTTTCCGATACAGGTTCGGGCTCGGATGCTGTTGCAGTAACCGCGAATGTGCCTGTTACGGATTCGGGCAGTGGATCAGACGCGATCGGCGCATTGAAGGCGTCTGTTACGCCGTCGACAGATACGGGTTCGGGTTCAGATGCGGTTGGCGTTCAGGCTCAAATTCCCGTTGTTGATGCTGGAAGTGGAGCGGATTCAATTGTTCCTCCGCAAGTAAAGGTTCCAACGTCTGATTCTGGGACAGGATCCGATAGCGTTTTAGTAGGCAGTCCCGTTCCCGTTTCCGATTCTGGAAGTGGAACTGACGCAGTTTCTGCGTTACAAGTGCAAGTTCCAATAACAGATGCGGGAAGCGGATCAGATGTGATTAGTGCATTACGGACGCAGATTCCAGTTACGGATATTGGAGTTGGAACGGACAGCGCATTAGTCGGCAATCCCGTTGATATCTCTGACAGCGGTTCAGGTTCAGACGCTTTGGCATCAGTTAATGTTCAAGTTCCTGTAAGTGATGCTGGTTTTGGTTTTGATAGTTTGCTTGCCTATTCTTTGGCAGGAGCGCTTGTTGGATATTGGGCTTTTGAGGAAGGCTTGGGATCAACAGTTCACGATATGAGTGGAAACGGAAACAATGGCACTTTGGAAGGTTCACCTTTGCCAAGTTGGGTGGCTGGACGATTTCAATATGCGTTGCAATTTACGGCTGCAAACAGCCAATACGTATCGCTTGGCTCGCAAAACAACTTTCCATCTGGCGCAAGCGCAAGAACGGTGAGTGCTTGGGTATATTTAGCTTCGTATCCCTCGAGTAATGACGAAGGCGTTTTTGCATATGGGGCAGATGTAGCAGACGAATTTTTCTCACTGTCAATTAGCCCGTCGGGATACATTTACCTTAACGTAGTCGGCTCAAACAACACGTTCTTCACTTCATTGACGGTTCCGTTTAACGAGTGGGTCTTCATAGCAGTAGTCTACGACGGCACTACGAATGTGACTGGCTATGTCGCAACGCCATCGGGGATACAGTCACAAGCATTAACGATCGGAAGTGCGTTATCAACAACTATTAGTGGCAGCAATGCTAACATTGGACTTAACCAAAACACAGGAACGTATTTTACTGGAGTCATTAGCGAAGTACGTTTATACAACGCCGCGTTATCAGCAGCTCAGGTTTCAGCGTTGTATAATCTAAGTCCGCTTTCTATAACTGCTCAAATTCCATTAAGCGATTCAGGTTCAGGAGCTGATAGCGCGGTAGTTGGTAGCCCCGTGAACGTTTCTGATAGCGGTTCAGGTTCAGATGTTTTAACATCAATTAACGCTCAGGTTCCTGTAGCTGATGTTGGCTTAGGCACGGATGCTTTATCCTCACTGCAGGCTCAAGTGCCTTTAACAGATTCAGGTTCAGGAGCTGACTTTGTAGGAAGTTTACAGGTTAAGATTCCTTTATCTGAACCTGTAGAAGGCTCTGATTCGCTCATAATCGCGTTTCCAATTTCCCTTTCAGATTCAGTTGTAGGCACTGACACCATTATTTTGGTTGCTGCGCGGCTTGCTACTCACGCGATCATAGTTCAGAGTGAGAAGGGCACGGTTACGCTTCAGACTGAAAAAGGTCAAGTTATGCTTCAAAGTGATTCAGATTAATAGGTGAAAACATGAGTATTCCTAGTGTTGAAATGAACACGGGTGATTGGTCGCCTAGTGTTGTTGCTACGTTGCAGAATAGTGATGGTTCAGTTTTTAATTTGACAAATTGTACTGTGTTGTTCCAGATGAGTCAGCAGGGGCAAATCTTGTTTAGTCATGCAGCAACAATAACCGACGCGGCGGCTGGAATCGTCCAGTATAATTGGCAAGAGAGCGACACAGAAGATGTTTACGGCGTCTGCACTGGGGTCTTCATTGTTACGTTGCCAGGCGGAGCCACGCAGACTTTTCCAACAGTCGGCGAATTCTACATTATTTTTCCTATTCAGCCGGTAACTACACCGTCAACGCTGCCGCAATTCACGACGTTTAGCGAGGTTATGGGGCACCTTAACGTTCAAGGACCTAACTCGACAGGTGCCTACACGGTTTACGGTTTACTCATCAGTCAGCAGGGTATTCAGGCGCAGGTTGATCACGCGAACATTTACATTAACAGCTTGGTGTCAAATGTGACGTCGACGGATCCGCGTTATCCGTTTGCTCAGCTTGCAGCGTTGGATCTTGCGTGTATGGGTGTTTTGGTGGCTGCTAGTGGTGGCATGTTGTTGGGTGCGGCGGATTATAAGCTTGGTGACCTGTTTGTTACGAAGGGTACTGTTGGGAAGTTTGCGTTGCAGAGTGCTGTGCAGAGTTTCCAGGATAGTTTCACCCGTAACGTGTTGAATCTTTCAACTGTTGCGATAGGAGCTGAAGCGCGGTTAGGTAGAGAGGTGCCTCGTTACAAGGGCGGATTGATTAATCCATGAGTCAACCGAATGTTGTTGTTACGGAGAACGCGATTATTGGGAGCTTCAGGATCAGGAATAACCGTATAATCGCTAAGGTTAATGGTGCTAACATGGTTTTGTCGAGTGTTGAGTTTGAGCAGCTTAAACGTGCTGGGTATGATTTGGAAGCAATTGGCAGTGAATGTGAGACGGGAAGTACAAACTAGCGTATCATGAAGCGACGATGCCTCGCCAGCAGGATCCTGCGCCCGGTGGTTGTTGAGGAAGCCTGTTATCTTGCAAAATTGACTTTGCATATTAAGGATTGCCGTAAATGTTATGGGAAATCAATTTGTGCTAAAAAGAAGAAAGATTTGTTTTAAGGGGTTTGACATATGTCGACTAATCAGGCTTCAGTGGTTTCGGGGTTGCTGCAGGCTAATTGGAGTCTTGAAAGTCCCTTGGCAGCTGCTAATATTCTGTGGCCTGTTACGCGTTTGGATGTGATTGGGGTTACTCAGGGGAAAGGGTCCTTGCAGGTGGCCGTGTATAACGCTAGCCCTAGCAAGCAGGTGGATGCGCTTAGCCGTGAATGTTACCTGGTTACTGAGAAACTTGTCATCGATATAATCGTGGTTAACGCGAGCCAGAGCACTGCGGATTTAGCGCTGGCGGAGTCAATGTTAGAGGCTTTGCAGGTTGAGGTTTACCGTATTATTCATTTGCAGGATCCGAATTATGTGGTGTCTGGGGAGCCGATTCATAGTAATGCGACTGAAGTGACGCGTGTTATGGTTAACGTCGACGCCGTGTATTTCAATATTTCAAGTTTGTGAGGGATTCTGGTCTGTGGTTTAAATGAGTGTTGCGATTTCGATTAACTTGTCGAATTTTGATGTGATAGGTAACTGTCTGAAATGTCTTTGCGAGCAGTATCCGGAGGCTGTAAGCCAGACTATGATGAGTGTTGCACAAAACATTTTGGCGACTGCGAACACATTGGTTCCGGTGCGGACGGGTTTTTTGAAAAGTACTTTGGCGCTTGAGCAGCCGAGCAGTTTTCAGATTAATGTTAAAGCTACGGCGCCTTACGCGTATTATGTTGAGTTTGGCACGAGGAAGATGTCGGCGAGGCTTTTTTTGACGAACTCGGTTAATCAGCATTTGCCTGAGTTTGGACCTGCGATAACCGAGCAGATTCAAGAGATCCTTCAAGGTTAAAAGTCCCTTAAAAGTCCCTTCAGAAGGACTTTAAAGTAACATTGTAATCGAGGTGAGAAAATGTCTACAACTACTCCGATTCTAAGTAGAAATGCAGTTGTCCAGGTGGCGGGAACAGCTATTGGCTATTTGACGGATTTCACTATGGATGCTAAGGCTGAGCTTATCAAGGAATATGTTTGTCAGTCTGTTGCGACTCCGGCGTTTACGGCTAGTGGTAACCAGTCTTATACGTTTAAGGCTTCAGCGCTTTATGTTCCTTCGCTTTACGCGGCGCTTCTTAATGATGTGCTTAATGGCACGTTGGTGACGGTTATTTGGGGTCCGCAGGGTACTTCGTCGGGTTCAGGTACGCCTAAAATCACGTTGAGCAATGTTGTTTTGACGGCTTACAGCGTTAAAAACGGGCAGAAGGGCACTATTGCCAACGATATATCTGGTGAAGCGCAGACTGTGGCGGTAAGTACGTTCTAAGAGTTTCTTTGTTTTTATTTTGTTATTAACTTTGTGTGAGGTGATTATACATGGCGACAACGACTCCTATTCTAAGTCGTAATGCGGTTGTTCAGGTGGCAGGGACCGCTATTGGTTTCTTGACAGATTTTACTCTGGATTCTAAGGCTGAGTTGATTAAGGAGTATGCTAATACGACTGGTGTGACGGCTTTGGCTACGGCGACGTTGACTTCTCAGGCTGTTTCGTCTATTACTGTTTCGCTTGGGGGTCTTGGTTACACTACGGCTCCCGCGGTTACTATTTCGGGTGGTGGCGGATCTGGTGCTACGGCTACGGCGGTTATAGCCAGCGGCGTAGTGGTTGCAGTTAACGTTACTGCAGGCGGAAGCGGTTATACGTCTACGCCTTCGGTCAGCATTGCAGCGCCGTCTTCTCCTATAGCGCCGTCAGCTCAGCCAAGCTTTATTGCCAGCGGCAACCAAAGCATCACATTCAAAGCTTCAGCGCTTTATGTGCCAGCAAACTACGCAGCATTATTAAATGATGTGCTTAACGGTACGCTTGTCACAATTATTTGGGGTCCGCAGGGTACTACGACAGGGCAGAATTACCCGAAAATAACCTTAAGCAATGTTGTTTTGACTGCGTATAGTGTGAAGAATGGTCAGAAGGTCACTATAGCCAACGATATCAGCGGCGAAGCACAGACAATATCAACAGGCACATTCTGAGGCTTTTTCTTTTTTGTTTTCTTTCCAGTTTTCCTTAGTAATTTAGATATTTAGTAATTTAGGTAAGCCATGCGGTGAAAAATGTATGGTTGAAATAACGTGAGTTAGCGACAGGAAACGTCATCCTGAACGTTACCCTAAAAATCATGGTGATCAAAAATGAGTGAAAACCAACAAAGTAAAGAAGAGAAGTTTGATTCAGAAGGTTTTGAAAAGCTTAAAGTTGCTTTCAATGAATTCGATGCTGAGCAGAAAGAGCGGTTTAAAAACTTTAGCGTGGGCCTGCTGAAGAACAGTAAGGTTCCGCAGGAGGCTAATGTGCCTGGTGCGGGCTGGGTTAAATTTGTGTTGCTGAGTCATGAGGAGCTCAGTGAGCTTGGCAAGAAATACAAGGATGATCAACGCGAATTCGAGCTGCAGGCTTTGTTTAAGATGATGCAGCCGTGTTACCCGGAGATGGTTGAGAAGGATCTGCGTGATGCACCTTGGGATCTGGTGCGTGCCCTAGAGAAGGCGTTGTTGAATGAGGGTTTTTTAACGCGTCAGGTGAGGCGGTCTATGACTGGATTCATTGGAGCGGAGAAGCACAACGCCTCGCCGCCGTAATTAACCTTTACCATTACACTTTAGAGTACGCGTCGAGTTTAACGAGTTTTCAGCTTGAGTTTTTGATTCAGGCAGCTGTATGGTACCATAAGTTATCGGAGGGATGAGCAAGCGAGTGGTGTTCCTGCAGAGATAGATATTGTTGCGACTGATGATGCTTCAGATGTTTTCCAAGATGTCAGTAGCAACTTTACAGCTATGAGCGATAATGTCAGCGCGGCTTCTGAGCAGACGTCTACGGCGGTTACTCAATCTACTCAGAGTTTCAGCCAGGGGGCCATGACGATGAATACGATGGCTATGAGCGGTGCCATGTTGTATATGGCTGTTAATAATGTTGAGAATTCGGAGGTTGCTTTGAGCCGGGCGCATTTGGTTGAGGAGAAGGCTGCGAATAATGTTACCTTGGCTCAGCAGGCGTATAATCAAGCTATTGCAGAGTATGGTCCTACCAGTTTGAAGGCGGCGGATGCTTCGAAGGCGCTTAGTCTTGCTGAGCAAACTCAGGTAGTTGATGCGGAACGGCTGGGTGATGCGCAGCGGAATTATAACAGTACGCTTATTATGTCTTCGCTTATGGTTATTCCCAGTGTTCTCGGTGTTTTAACTTCGTTGAATACTTTGTATGAAGCTGGGACGGTGGCTAAAATGGCGGATACGGTTGCGACTGATGCGTGGGCTGCAGGAGAATATATTGCTTATGGGGCTACTCAGGCTGCGACTGGTGCTATGGGTTTGTTTGATGCGGTTTGTGATGCGAACCCGATTTTGCTTGTTGTTTTGGCTGTTACCGCACTAGCCGCTATTTTCTATGAGGCGTATGAGCACTGCAAACCTTTCCGCGATGTCATGAATGATTTGGGCCATGTGATCGGCGGAGCGTTGCTTTCTGCGTTTGATGATTTGAAGAGTGCTGGAGACGCTTTATGGAACGGGTTGAACTGGGCTTATACGAATATTCTTTTGCCGGTTGCTAATTTTTTTAAGGAAATCTTGGTTTCTGACCTTGATGTCGCTTTGATTCCGATTAAGGCTTTTGAAGTAGCGATAAATGCTGTGGCTAGTGCTGTGAAGCCTCTTAGCAATTTTATTGGTGATTTGGGTTCTGCTTTGAGTCATTTGTGTTTTGCTCATGCGGCGCCCGCAGCGGAAGAATTCAATAAACAGTTGACGCAGAGTTTGGCGCTTAGTGATGAGTTGGCGCATAAAACCGGCACGCTTGGTTCTAGCTTGCAGGCTTTAGGCGGAACCGTTAAAGTTGGCAGTGGCGGCGGAACAAGCAATGTGAATATTCAGGCTCCGAACATCACAATTAACGGCGGCATCATGGGGTCCGCTAGTCTTAAGCAGACTCGTGATGCGGTCAGCAAGGGTCTCTGTGATGCGTTGTATAAGCATGGGTTGATGAATAAGGTGATTTGATGAGTTGGCAGATTACTTATGGGTCTACGACGGTTACGTTGCCTTTGGCTCCGCAGACTGTGACGGATGAGGCGCCGACTGTTGATGATACGACTATTACGGTGCCTGAGCAGGAGCCTGTTCTTGTTTCTATTGGCAGTGATATTAGGCAGTTAACGCTTGAGGGTGTTCTTTACGTTTCTGGCCAGAACATGGCTTATTTGGATACTAATTACGTTACGCCTCTGCTGGGTTTCCGAGGGTTGGTGTGCACGTTATCGACGCCTAGGTCCAGTTTGAATAGTACGTGGAAGCTGGATAAGGCTACTTTCATTCAGACGAAGGATTACTCTAACAATCCCGTTCTCAAATTTACTCTTGTCTTCAAACATGCAGCAAGTTATGTGGTTTTGTAGGTGCTACTTATGGTTTTTACTTTTCAATATTATAATGGTTATTCGTGGGTTGATATAGCGAATGCTGTCATAGACCAGATTATTGATGAGTTGAATGGGCAGCTTGAGCTTGATTTTATTATCCCAAATACGTCGGCGAATATGACTTTTGTGCAGAGTAATCAGCAGGTTCAGTTGTTGTGGGGCAGCAGTTATGGTTCAGGATCTGTTATTTTTAGCGGTTTGCTGATGGCGTATACCGCGACTTTTACTCAGATAAAATGCACAGTTTATAATGATACTTTTGAGATTATGCAGAAGCGTCAGGTTACGGGCGCGTTCAATAATGTTGCTGCGTCGACCGTTTTGGCTGCGATCTGTACTGCTTGCGGTATGACTGCAGGTTCTTGTCCGTCAACTGTGGTTAGCATACAGTTTAATTCAACTGACTGTTTAACGGCTGCCACTAGCTTGGCGTCTCTTCTGAACGAGAACGTGTATAATTCGGGTTCAACCGTGATTATCGGCCAGAAAGGCAATCAGACACCGACGTCGATTTATGTGGATTCTCAGAGCAGCGTTAATTTTGACCGTAGTAAAACGGCGATTGCCGGCGTGATTATTCGTGGTGTCAGTCCTACGGGGCAAACTATTATTGGTACGGCTGGCAGTGTTGGGGCAGGCAATAACACGATTACTTTGACGAATAATGCTGTGACTAGTCAGTCGTCTTTGAATGCTTTGGCGTCGGCGTATCTGGAGAGTTTGGCGGAGACGAATAGTGGCTGCCCATTGGAGGCTGACATTAACCAGACTGCGGGTTTGAATAGCGGCGATTTAGTTACGATTTCTAATGGTGCTGAATTGGGTTTGTCTGGGAATTATGCGATTTATCGTATTACGAAAAATTTGACTAAGAGTACTGTGGAGATTGTGATTCCTGCAGGCGCTTTTCTCGCGTTGATTAATGAGACGTCGTCGATTAACGGTGTCATAGGCAATTTGGCGAGTTCTACTGCTGCGTTGCAGACGTTGTCTCCTGGAAGCGATTCGAATGTTCAGCAGGATGCGTATTTGACGTTGACTGATAATCTCGGCGACGTGGCGACGTTGACGTTGGGTTGTCAGGCTGCGCCATCTTATGTGACGATGAATCCATCTGGGGCTGATCTTGTTTATGTTATTCCTGCGGTGTCGAATCAGGCTGGGTCAGCAGTGACTTTTAAGGATCCGTATATGAGTGTGGGTGTTCCTGCATTTGGTTTGGGAACGTATGTTAACCCGTTTTTGTGGGTTGACTCAGTTTTGGTTTTTACGGATGTTTTGCAGGTTTTGCATGCTTCAGCTATTGCGTTGGATTCGCCGTTGAAGTTTTATTCCGTTGCTGGGAGCGGTGTTAAGTTGTATGATGCAACTAATAGTGCTGGGTCAAGCGGGCAATTTTTAACGGTGAATGGTTCAGGGTTGCCAGTGTGGACGACATATACACCGGCAGCATGGAACGGCGGCACAGTAACCAATGCAATAACAGCACCATCTTATACAGTGTCTGCAGGTAGTTTGACAACTTTGATTAATTTTGGTGTTCAAACGCCCGGTTTGGCTACGCCCATGCATTGGCTGTTGGGTTCTGTAGCTTATAGTAATGATTGGCAGATGGATTTGGCGTGTATTTATGATTCTAATAATGTTGATCAGTATTTGATTTTTAATGCTCAATTGACTGGTGGAACGAGGGCGTTGCCTTTGTTTTCTGCGCAAATTGGTGGATTCGCTATCAGGGATTCTATTGTCGGCGCCTTGGGTACGAGGGAGTTGGATATCATTTACATACCAGCAATGACTAACGGGGCGGGAACGACGGTTTTCACCTTTGACTATCTTGGCGACTTGACGCTTGCAGGCAACTTAACTGTTAACGGCACGGGAACCTCGGAGATTGAAGGCGCCTTAAACGTCATGGGCGCGGTCACTTTTCAGAATACAAGTGCTGAATATCCGTTTTCAGTATACGGGCAAGCATACTTCAATGAAACTGTAAATTTCGCAAGCGAAATAACATTTTATCCAGGTAGCGGTGCATACGCATATTTCATTTGGACAGGCCCCTATGTTCTGGCGCTTCTCGCTAATTCCAACGCCGGCGTTGGCTCTTATCAATGGCCATCGGGCACTGGCCCTACATATTATTGGGGTGTGCTTGATGTCGGCGCTGTTTATCTTAATCATTTGAATGAGTTGAATGGTGGGGATGGGATTTTAGTCGGTGGCACCTTATACTCAAACAACACCACAAATAGCAGTATCGGGTACTGCTCGTATTATGGTGGTGGCGGCGGCGGAAACAGTGGCGGGATCTGCCTTGACGCTTACGGGAACGTTTGTTTCGTTGGCGGCGGTTCAAGTAACACTTGGAATGTGTATACGGCGGCATCGGGCGGCAAATCTCTTTTTTCCGTTAGTTACAGCGGCGGCATAGTTATGAATCCGACAAGTGGCTTGGTTTGCACAACAAATAATGCTTATTGCGGGAGTACAAGTGCGCCTTGGGCTGGTGTGGCCGCAAACTACATGTGGATTATGAATATTCAACAGGTTACGTCTGCTCACACATTATGTATTTCGTCTTCAGGAGAAATTGGGTATCCTTCTTCGTCATCTATAAGGTACAAAGAGAATATTAGAGAGTTAACCGATTGCTCATGGATATATGCTTTGAAGCCAAAAATGTTTGATTATAAAATTGGCGACAAATTGAAAGACCAAGTCGGATTAACAGCTGAAGAGGTTGTTAGAGTGAATCCCCAGCTCGTATATTGTAAAAATGGTCAGCCTGAGTCAGTTTATTATGAAAATTTAACAGTTCCAATGCTTGTGGAGATGAAAAATCAGAAAAAGCGCATAGAGCAGATTGAGCAAGAAATTAATGTTTTACAGTTGCAATTTAAAGCTTTGAAAGGTGGTGATTAATTTGGCTCAAACAACAGCCCCAGTTGTCACAGGCGTTTTGGTTGAAGTTGTAAGCAACGGTTTCATTATTACGCCGCAACAGCAACAGACAGCACCGTTTACGCGATCTGCACAATCGGTAAAGCAGGTTTATAATGATTTTCCGGACGCAGTCGCCGCGTTAGCTGCATTGCTCGGCGTTACGTTGCCAGCCGCATCTGTAACAGCGGCGATAACGGCGGCTCAAATAGCACCTGCATCAACGACAGCAACAGCGTCAACTCAAGCAGCTCCGCCATCCCCTTAAGAAATTTTCAAAATTTAAATTAATTAAATTGAGAATGGAGGCGAAACGGTGAAATGAAGTTGAATCCAGCTGAACGCATTAACTTGTTGAATGTGATTCCTCGAGAAGGATCCGCTGCGACGCTGAGGATAGTGCGGGATTTGCAGACAGTTCTGGGTCTTAGTGAGGCGGAGCATAAGGAGTTTATCATTACGATGCCGCTTCCGAATGGTTCAAAATTTGAAACTGTGAATGTTGATAAACTGGGCGTGCTAAAAGATGTGGCTATTGGCGAGAAAGCTCGTGATATAATTGTTGAGGCTTTGAAGGGTCTTAGCGAGAAAAAACAGTTGCATATCAGCATGCTCGGCTTGTACGAACGGTTTGTAGAGGGCAAAAAAACAAAGGAAGACCTTGAAGACGAAGTGGCTACTGCCAAAATGAAGAAGGCGAACAAAGATTGTGAACTGCCAAAACTGCAAGGACCTGCAAAAGAGAAGCCTCGGCAAAAACCAAGCAAATAAGTTCCTTCTTAATGGCGGGCAGGTATGCGATTATGTTGACTTAACTGGTAAATTGTGGCGACGCCGAATAGTGTCAACTGAAAGCGGATTGTTAGTTTTGCCTATTGCGTTAGCCTTGCTTGCAGGAGCGGGAACATAAACGCGAGTCGTCAAAAGCGCAATTTCTTGGTAAATGATAGTAAAAGGTGAAAATGTTTGGAACAAAAAAATTTGAAGAGGCAACTTGAATCTCTTTGCGTCGGTGACTTGATCTGTGTGGAATGGTGCGATGCTAGCGTTGGCAAGAGCCTAGGCAGTGGGGCATCTATTGATGTGCCTGTGAAGAGCTGGGGTGTTTACGTTGGCTTATTCGGCAACAAAACTAAGCATGTTGTTATTGCGCAGAACAGTTTCCGCTATGCCGACGGTGTCTTTGACTTGGATTATACGGCTATTCCGCTTAGCTGGGCCGTGGACGTGTCAGTGCTGGTTAGAGAGCACATTCCCAGAGAGGCGGCTGGCAAGCTTGTTAACAGTTTCTTGCTGGGCGGGCACCGTACGCTAAGACGTACACGGACTTTTCAGCGCCGTATGTTTCAGCAGAGGTTAAGCGTTGATGGCAGACCTGATTAAGCGTGCTTTGAAGCGCAGGCGATTTCAACGTGGGCAGTTCATAGATGAGGAACCTGATGAGACGCTTGTGTACGTAGTAAAGTTTGGTATGGGCATGACTGCGTGTCTTTCAGCGCTTGAAATCGCTAACATGGCGTTTTTGCATAGTTGGAATAGCGAAGTTTTCAGCGCTATTACAGGCTTAACTGGGATAGTTGTTGGTGTTTTTGTTGGGCGCAAAACGTAGAGTAACCAGATAATTCGATGTTTGGTCAGTGGAGACTACGCAAAATGAGAAAAGAAAAATCTGACTTAACTCGTATCCGAAAGAAACTATCAGAACGCAGGGTTAATGGTGAATGCCGAATCGCGAGAAGGCGCGACGAGTTTTTCCGTATCAGGCGGTTCCGCAGAGTCTATGACAGGAATGCGGGCAAGTTCGCGTTTAACATTAGTTACGAGACGCATACTAAGCTGACTCCGAGGAGCCTTGTTGTGGCTGAAGCGTTTGGCTTAGGCATTGACGAGGCACAGAAGTTTAAGGTTCTTGATGCCGAACTCAAAATCGGATCTCGAGATATTGTTTATATCACTGGTGATTCCCTCACAGGACAGTCAAGTATGTACTGGAAAAAAGATGGGCATCTAAAGTATGGAAATATGAAGGATTTATACGAGGATTTTTACGCAAATCAAGCAAAATCCTCGTTTGAAATTCTGAGCTCCATCGACAAAAAGATAAAGGGATCAAGAATTTCATGGCAAAAAGTGTCAGATGTCAAACGCCAGGGTATAAAAGCAGTGTACGAGATTACGGTTTCCAGTGCTAAGAGTGTTGAGGTTACTAAAGATCACTCGCTCTTCTATTCCGAAGGATATCAATTTTATCCTATAGACCTTTCAAGATTAAACACCGATAAAAGACTGGTTTGTTCTGCAAAACTCGACTTTTTTGAAGGGGAAGAAAAAAACGTAGAAGATTACTTACTTGTACTTGGCGGGCTATGGATTGCTGATGGATCTTATTACAAGACAAGTATTCAAATTTCAACCGGAAATAATGAAAGCATATTATCGTTTCTTCAGGCTATACCAAGGTTTGTCACAAAAACAGAACGAATAGCGAGATTTATCATGTCTAATCCTACGCTTGGCAACAAGGAGGTAAGTAGGAAAATTGGTGAGAGCCTACTTGATGTTCGAAATGCACGCCATTTGTTGCCACGTTATGCTATTAGATCAAACAGAATCCATATTTCCATCAAGAAAAGCGGAGATGCCAGCGTTTTTAACAAGGGTCTTAAAGAGAAACTAGTTGAGCTAGGTTTTCAAGGAAACTGTTACACAAAAAGAGTCCCAAGTTGGCTATTTACTGCAAGTAAAAGACAAATTGGCCTATTTTTGAAAGGATACTTTTCGGGAGACGGAAGTTTTCATACAAAGGGAAAAGATCGAGTCATTGTAGAGGCTGCATCAGTTAATGGAAACCTCTTGAAGGATATTCAAACTCTTTTGGAAAGAATCGGTATTCAAGGTTGTATTAACACCGGAATGCACAAACAGAAAACCGGCTTCACAACTGCACACCGTAAAATTAAGATTGCAATTGAGCGAAGGACGTGTATTGAAAAATTTCTAGCAGATATTGGATTCATTTATCCAATAAAGAAAGAGCTAATTTTTATCCTTAAAAAAGAAAAGTCCGTAACTTTAAACCAATTAATGACACGAACGGTTAAAGAAATTAAATACATCGGTGACAAAGAAGTCTTTGATATTTGTGTTCCTAACTCTCAATGTTTCATCGCAAACGGAATACTATGCCACAATAGTGGTAGCGGAAAGAGCGTTTTGCTACGAGCAATTAAGGCAGATTTGGGTGACGAAGCCATCGACTTGTCAGAGGTTGCAGTAGACCCGGATAAGCCTTTAATTGAAACGGTCGGCGACACAGTTGAAGAAGGCTTAGAGTTGCTAAGTAAGGTTGGTTTGAACGATGCTTTTCTTTTCCTACGTACATACAGCCAACTAAGCGACGGTCAGAAGTACCGTTACAGAATCGCCAAGCTGATCGAGAGTGGGAAGCAGTGGTGGCTGATGGACGAGTTCGCTGCATGCTTAGATAGGGATACAGCTAAGATTATTGCGTTTAACTTGCAGAAAATCGCGCGTCAACAGGGCAAAGCCGTAATGGCAGCTACTACACATGGAGACTTGTTTGAGGACTTAAATCCCAGTGTGCTTGTTCATAAGCGGTTTGGGGAAGAAATCCAAATCAACTATTATCCAAACAGACTAGCCTCTGAGTGTAGCCTAATTCGTGAGATGAAGGTTGAAGAGGGAAACAAGGAAGATTGGCATAGACTTAGCGGTTTCCATTATCGAGGGCACAATGTTGCAGTTCCCCGAAAAATCTTCCGACTATTAAGAAATGGAGAGCTCTGTGGCGTTATAGTTTATAGTTATCCTCCGCCAAGCTGCTATGGAAGACGTCTAGTGCTTCCACGCATGACAATCCGAGAAATAAACAAACAACTAAGCATTATTAGCCGAGTCGTTATCCATCCAAAATACCGAACAGTCGGCTTAGGCGCCAAACTAATCCATGAAACCCTTCCTCTAGTAGGCACGCCTTATATTGAGATGATTGCAGTCATGGCGAAATATAACCCGTTTGCAGAAAAGGCAGGAATGCAAAAAATAGCTGAACAACAAAAGGTTGAAAGCGTTTCGGAGGTCTCTACAGTGCTCTTAGAGTTGGGTTTTGACTCGCAACTCTTAGGCAGTGAACGCTATGTCAAGGGAAGACTAGAGAGCTTGAGCTCGGAACAAATAGATGAGCTTAAAGCTGCATTCATAAGGAATAAACATCCGCGGTTCAAGAAGGAGTTTGCCATAAGTCGACATCAACCATTTGGCAAAACATCGGACTACGTTGCCTGCATTAAGAGTGCGGATCATGTGAAAATGGCAAAGCTAGTCAAGCTTGCTGGAATGCTTCTTCAAACTAAAGTTTATCTGTTTTGGCAGGCTCAAAATTAAACAACCGCCTAATTTTAGAAAACTAAGCTGAAAGGACGATTCTTTTCAGATCCATTTGTTTTGTCCGTCTAAGGTATTCCGCATGAGTTTATTGGTGTTTTTTTGCACACGCTTTTGAGGCGTTGATGGATGCATTTTAGGGAATATTACCTGCAATATTTTGCTGCTTTCTCGATGTAATCTTTGACTTCTTGAAGCAGTGCCGGCGAATAAATTTGAAGACGAATCTTCGCTTTTTGCCTACCTTTGAATTTTATTGTGAGCGTTTCGTCTTTTATTTCGGCTTTCTTAAAATCGTGTAAAAGGTACATTTCAGGCTCTTGTCTCTCAACGATGTTTAAGCGTGGGTTAAGTGTCTCTTGTTGGATGATGAGTCGATGAGTGGTTAACCAGCCTACGCCATTTGCAAGTTTGTAAGATAGAATCTCCTTTTCTCCAGAGAAGCCGTCAAGGTTCATAAGCTCTCACTGGACTAAGTTCTATATTGAATTTTCTTCCCGACTTCAGCAAAAAGTTTGCTTATTTGTGAAGTTTATTGAAGACCGCACATTCTACGCATTGTTTTGTTGTGCATAACTCCTCTGTAAATGGGCAGCTATGAAATATTTTTTGGATAATCGTTCAACGCCTTATTCTCTACTGACTCAAAATCTAGCTTAGCATCGCTTAGAAACGTTCGAATTTCATCTGTGGTTGTTTGGATTGCCATTTTATATTATTCAATGAAACCTTTTTCAAAAGAAGCTTTGCGGGCCCGTGGCTCAGTCAGGCTAGAGCGGCGGACTCTTAAACCGTAGGTCGCGGGTTCAATTCCCGTCGGGCTTGCCAGTTTTGTGCTGACTGCTCGATTAATGCAGTGCCAAACTTGCTGTCAAAACAATGAGTACAAAAAGCGTTATCAACACGTAATTGCGGTTTTTTTCCCACGCAAAGTAGACGACGGAAGAAATTGCTCGGATGTAGGGGGTCAAAATCAGTATTATTAGCCCCAGCGTCATAAACGTGATGGCGTTCTGCGACACGAATAGGTGTTGAATCTGGTCAAAAATGAAGGCGAAAAAGTTCTGTCCGCTAATAAACACAGTTTTACTTTGGGAAATCTGCACGTTACCGTATGTTCGGTAAAAGAGGCTTATTCCAATAATTTCCAGCAGTACGCTGATGACGACGCCTATTATT